GTCAATAATGTCCTGCTGCTGGTTCAATCTGAGGGCTGTCAGAAAGTCCTCTAGTTCAGCCTGCTGTGTGGCATCAGTCATCGCAATAGCGTTCAGTTCATCCTGCATGTTCTGGGTTTCCGACCCCAAGTCTCGCTGCAAACTTTCCGCATACTGAGAAAGTCCGCCACGCATAATGCCAGACTGGACGGACGGTCCACCCAAACCACGGCGACCATAACCAGCCAACAGCGGCTGGTACCCCTCCATGTATTTGCGTTGAACATCCGAGATTCGGCGTGTCCCACGCTGCTGTCCATAAAACGCAGCCTGCTGGTTAGCCAGCGACTGCTGCAATCTTTTCCGTAAAGCACCTTGTTCCGTGTATGCCATCTCTACCTCAACTTATTTATTTGCACGTTACCAGATGTGGTATTCCCATTTTTCAAATCTTGAATTTCTTTCTCCAATCGCACAAGTTCCTGTGCGATTGAACGAACAATTTGTTGCAACGCCAAAGCATCACTGCTTTTCAGCGTGGACAAAAGAGGGGAAAACCAGTCAGCCATCGTTACAGTTTGATAATATAGTTAACAACAATGTAAGGTTGCAAAATGTTGTGCGCTTCGCTAGCATTCGCCGCAGCAACATCAGCGGTGGTTCCGCTGACAGTGTGGGCATGCGATGCCGATTCAACTCCAGTGTTACCTGAAAGATTGTGGAAATGGTCAGCATTGTCGGGGTCGGTAGTCCCAGTCGCGTTATTCGCACCCTGAGCAATAATTCCAGCACCCGCACTCGGCGCAACCGTTGTCAAGTTGGTAGATGGAGTATTGACAAGTGTAACAGAATGTGAGTGTTGTGCCGACTCAAAACCAGTATTAAGGTTAATACCATGTGTGTGGTCAGCGTTATCGCCTTGGCTGAGAATTGAAACACTGTGTTGGTGTTGACGAAGCCCAGACTGGGCGGCAGTCAACGTATGCGTTTCGGCACCACCTGAGCCGCCTAGCGTACTGAACGTTCCAGAAACATCCTTACCAACAGGCACACGACCAGATAGAATCGGCACACGGAAAGTTCCAGCAGACGGAGCAGCCTGTCCGCCACTAGTATTGTACGTACTGCCAATTACGGCAAACAACGTAGCATACGTTGTTTGCGACAAAGCAGTACCATCGCAAAGTTGCCAACCAGTTGGCGCAACAGAACCACCATATTGAACAATGCTGCCAGTAGGAGTCAACAACTGAATAGTGTTAGTTGCCAACTTATCCGTGGTAATAGCAGCAGCATCAATGTTTGTCCCCGCCGCCAAAGCCTCAACAAACGTTTTAACAGCAGCAAAGTTGCTGTTCATTTCCGACGCAACAATAGCCGTATTCGGATTAAACGAATACGGCACACTCAAAGTAGCCATCAGCCACCAACCCTTCTTGAATTAAACTTGTAACCAATACTATTAATTCCCCACGGTTGACCAGACTGACCAGTAAATTTCAACTGCACAGTTTTAGCCATGCCGAGATTTTTGCCAGTTTTAATCACCGAAGAAACAGCACCAGTAGACCATAATGCAACATCCCAAAGCGCACTACCCCACAAAGAAGTAGTTGAATTAGGTTGCTCAATATTGAACTCGCGTCTAAAGTTTGCGTCAGCCTCATCGAAATCATGGTAAATCTTTACGTTTACCTGCTGGGAAACTTCCGCTTCCTTCATGACAATGTCAGGACGACGAAACATTTTCTTCTGCAAATATGTTCCACCGTCAAACCATTTAGTGCGGTAATAACTAGGGAAACCAGTTGCGGTACCAGCAATATTGTCAGTAGCCAAATCATACTTATCAACATCCAACACCCTAGGAAGAGTAGGATGAATCAACAATCTGTAGGCTGCATTTCCAGTAGCCCTAAAGTCACAGCCACCAACCAGCCCCTTGCCGTCAGTCGTCTGGTGTAATGTCCATGCACCAAGACTCGGGTCAAACACAAAATTAACTGTAGAAGTTGTAGGCAAAGTACCGCTAGTGCTGTATGCGGCAGAAAGCCACACTCTGCCGCCAACCCAAGAAACACTAAAGTCCTCAGCGTCAGAGTTCGGTACATAACCCAAGTCGATAATTGGTCGGATGTTTTTGAAAACATCCACAATTCCGTTACCGTCAGTGAAAAACAGTCCTCTGTTCAGCGCATAGAAATATACGCCAGTGTCAGTGGCACACATCGCATGATGGTTCTGACATCCAAGAGAACTGCTGAGTTCGATTATCTGAAAGTTCGTTGAGTCGTATCCGTATAGGAGGAATATGGCGTTTGGTTTGAAGATGATGAGTTGACCATTTGCAACCACCATGCCTTGAATGCCGCTGCCACCAGCGTTGATATCAATATAGTCATCACTTTTCCAGTTGTCGGGGATAAATTCGTGCGACCAGCGTACCCTGTTGGGGTGCGCAACACCACCTTCGGTGGTGTTCGCAGCAAACATTTTATTAGCGTGGACACACAGGTGTTCAGCCTGCGGAATCTTGCCAGCAGGTGCATCGCCATACGCCTGCCAAGGGTGCGGGTTTGTGCCACTAGCGGTCAAAGTTGTAGCGTACGTGTTTGTTGTCTGCCACCTATATCCGCCAGCAGTAGCAGCACTACCAGTAGCAATATACAATGTGTCGCCCCACACAGCCAAACATGCACCATGAGAACTGTTGGATGTCACATCAGTGGGAGTTCCAGCATTATTCCACTGCAACAAACTGAAATTAGAACCAGTCGATTTATAAACCTTCGTAGTTGTAGTCAACATCACATATGGCGTTGCGCCATAAAACGGTGTCAACTTCTGGGGTGCCCAACTACCATTAAATGACACAGCCGTATCATTAATGCGAACCATCCCACCCCTAGAGAACACACCTCCACGGGGGTCAATCTCCACATTCAACATTTCAGGAGATTCACTATTAGATAACTGAAACTGGTCCGAACGCAAGTTCAGACCGCCAGTAAAATCTTGTTGCTGGAAAATATTTATCCCAGCCATTACTGCCCCAACGTGCGACCGAGGTTCTGCAACCAACCCTTATAGGTAGGACGACCCTTGGTGGGACCATGAGCCATAATCAAATGACCGTGACTAGTGGGCTTCGACACATTCGATGCAGCCATCGCAACACCCTCATCAAACGACTGCTTATAGATGGCAGACATCTGGGCATCCTCCAACTGCTGATAAACCCTAGAGACGGCGTAGTAAACCAGCGGGAAATGCAACGACGGATGTGCGTCAACAACATCGTTCAAACCAATCCAGTCACGTGGTTCACGATAACCGCGGCAAGTCAAAGTCCTAGCGTTATTCGGTTTCGGATATAGGTGAATACGGTCATTCCACACCGAATAAAACAGTGGGTCACCAGCCGTATCATACGAACCAATATAGGTTCCCTCAGCGTCCTCATAACCAACCATTTCCAGTCGGGCACCAACACCAATATTGTCAACAATCGAAACAACTTGACTAATGGGGTCGTTAGTAAAACCAGAAATCAGATACGCCCGCACATTCGGCGTAGTCGTAAAAGTAAACGATGTCTCCAACCAAGACCAACGTTTCTCAACATCCAAAATTCTGTAATACCCGTCACGGATATATAGGTCAAGCAAACTGTCAGGCAAATCGTCAGTATCTAGGTCAACAATCTGTCGAACAGTATTACGCAGCGTCGTTGCCGTCATTGTCGTATACGCCATCCGTCACCTCCTTGTCCATGCCCTTTGTTGCGGACCTCAAATGACCCATGCAGAGGTCCGTACCTTTAGCGCGGATACCCTCACAGGTATCCTCGTTTGCTGAACATTTGTTACCACGCCCAATATATGGGGCAGACGGTGCCGCAAGGCGGGCACCGTCAATAGAAGCCAATCTGATGCCAGAAACAGGCTTGCCGTAATAGGCGTGGGCGGGGACAGAACCTTGAATACTCATCACCTATGGGCTGAATGTTCCCTAATTATAGTGTTCGCTGTATAAATAGAAATGGTGGGGGGCTTTCTCCCCCCACCATTATCCATTCTATTGTATTAGGGTCACGCCGTAGCGTCGGTGATGACACCCTGCTTTGCCGCGTTGCGGATGGTCAGGTTGCCGTAGCACATGATGAGTGCGTACTGTGCATCCAAGTTCTCGGGGCGGACGAACTCCGTCTGCGAGAACCACTTGCCTGAGTGACCAACAAGCGTGAGGTACTTGCTGTTCAGGAAGTAGGCGTAACCAGCGGGGCAGTGGACATCGTACGTCACGGGAGCAGCCTTGAACAGCAGGTTCTGGAAACCAGCATCTGCCGTCTTGGTGTCGGTGTAACGCAGTTGCGGCTGCAACAGCGCCTCGTACTTCTCAAACAGGGTTTGGGTCGTCAGCACCATGTCGGGGTGGTCGTTGCCGACCGACACCGAGTTGTACGCCGTTGCCATCTTCGCAAGTGTGAAAGCGCCAGAGTTTGGGTTCACGTACGAGCGCCACCAAGTGTTCAGCGCGTCCGCACGGTCAATTCCACCGACCGTACCGACCGACGAAACGAGGTTGCCCAGACCGTTCCAGTTCTTGCCCGAGTTGCCCGTGCCGTTGCCGAAGAACATCTGGTTGAAACCTTCACGCATCGACTCCTCAGCCTGCATAATCTTGGCTTCGAGAAGGTTGATGATTTCGGCTTCACCGTTGTTCTTGGCTTCTTCGATACCGCTGATGGCGATGGACGCAGCGTACTGCTTCCAATCAAACTCAGCAGCCGAAATTCCAGCCTGAGCGGTGAGGGAGATGGTGTCGTAACCCGAGTACGAACCGACCGTCGAGTTCTGCCCATAGATGAGCGGCTCAACAATCTTCGTACCGCCATCCAGCATGCGGATACGACCCTTGTCCATGAGGAAGTAGGTCAGCGGACGGGCAGTAAAGACGTTGTCAGTCAACTGGTCGCGGTAGTTAGCGAGTGTCGTTGAAAGAAGTGCGTCGAAGTTGGTATTTCCAGCAGCCATTTTTTGCTACCTTTCTATCTAGAAGTTTGCGTTAAGTTGTTCTTTAGCAGCAGCCCACGCATCTCGGATTGACCTGATAGGTTCAGCCTGCTGAACAATCCCAGCGCCACTAGCACTGGAACCACCAGCAATAACCGCAGCGTCACGCTTAGCATTAACAACCTGCTGCTCTTGTGCAGCCTGCCGTTGCTGAGCCTGTCGCCTAAGTTCTGCCTCATTCATAATCTTGTCAAACGCAATCTGCTTATAGACGGCTTCAAGGTCGGTAGTGTCCAATCGGAGTGCTGTCGTCACTACCTCAGTAGGGTCAAAATCTGAATACTTACTCTGCAAACGGGCAATTTCACGCTCAACTTGCTGCTGAGCCTGATACTCCTCAAACTGGGCAAGACGGCTGTCCAAGTGGCGGTATCTAGCCTCCACAGGGTCCAACTCTTCTGGTTCATCCATCATCCCATCGACCATGTCGGAAGCAGCCTGACGGCTGATTCCGTAATGCCGACTCAACAAATCAATCGTTGAAGCGGGGTCCCGTTCCAACGCAGTCTGCAAAGCACTAGCGAACTGCATCTGCTCTCGCTGTTGTGCCAGTTCCTGCGTCTTGCGGGTGTAGTCCGCTTGGCGTTGGTAACCAGAAATTGCTTCAGTCAAAGGAATATATTGCTCCTGACCATCAACTTTTACTGGCACCCGATAGGTGCTGTATTCGTCAACGGGCAGAATAGGTGTAGATTCCTGACCTGTTTCACCGACACTTTCGGTTGACCCAACTG